TCCGCATCCGCTACGGCAACACGAGCCTCGAAGTAGATATTCTTGCTGGCTTCAGCCAAAAAGATCTCGTTACCTTGAATAGCACCGCCAGAATTATCCGTGGAGCCATCGCCCGTAGATTTTGCCCATCCACCAACATGGTCAGCCAAAAGAGTTAGTGTACCACTGTTAAGAACAGATTTAGTCCAATCATCCGTGTCATCAATGTCAACACCAGTGAAATCATCGTATTTGAAGATATAATCAGGATTTACATTGATAGGAAGGTTCTTAAACCAAGAACCCAGTCCGCTGGCATCACTGCCATGGCCGCTGTACATAACAGGGCCAGAAAAACGAGTCGTACCCATAACAAATTTCCTTCCTTACAAAGGTTTTGCCCTAGAGTCTTGTAAGCGTCTGCTGGGCCAGTCGCTAGGGCTATATATTCCCAGAAAAGGGTGGGAGGGGGCGAACCCCCTCCCGGTCTTTTCCTACCGTTTATGCTCCAGGTGAACCGAAGATACCGCGAGGATCCGACCAACCAAACGCATAGCGTTCGCGGGCCTTGTACCTCACATTTCCGGTATCAAAATCACCTTCCATGGAAGTCCTAATCGGTGTCCGATTAAAGCCTTTTACTCCATTTGGAGCATCCGTTTTGATGAACCAAGCATCTGTGTCCGTCAAATAATGATTAACGGCATAGCCCTGCGGAAGCATTCCCATGTTCCGAATGGCATTTATGTCGTTATCAGCAGTTCCGGGTCGTAGCGTTGATTCAAGTAGACGGTCAGTCGTGAACTGAAGTTCCTTTGGAATAATCAGTTTCGTACCTTTAACAGCAATCTTCAGACCGCGCTCATCGACAAATCCTGCGATATCAATGAGAGCCTGTTCAAGACTGGTCTCATTCAAATCTGCGGCTGTCGAAAGCTCGTTCCGGAAGGTATTACCGTTAGCCAGTGTATGTGCCGTGGAACAAAGTTCCAGACCATCACCGCCCGTATACGTGCTGTCGAATGCATTATTAAGAACCGCTGCGCCTTTGACCTCTTTGGTCTGGCTCATGCTTCTTGCCAACGCCCGTGTATACCGTCCAGCCAGTCGATCATAAAGATTATCTTCAACTGCCTCTTCAGTAATGGAGAATGCAAGTGCAATTGTCTCCATTGTATAACGAGCTGTGTAGACTTCTTGTGCGTCATCATAAGTAACGGCACTGCCTTCACTCTTCGTTGGTGCTGAACCAAAGCCACTCAGCATGACCTCTTCTTCAAAAGCACGATCAGAGTTCTCCATATCGAAGATATCTTCGTACTCTCTTCCGTATTGGTCATATTCTAAGCCAAACAAGGCATTAAGGCCGGGTTCTAGTTCTTTGACTAGTTGCGCTCTACTAATAGCCATTTTTCAACCCTCCTATACGCCAGTGGTTGAAACAGTGCCACCAGCAATAGCACCATTCGGGCTATTGTAGTGGTTGTTCAACCGGACCAACGCAGCAATACCGGCAGCAGAGAAGTCCTCATTAGAAGAATCCTCTACCCAACCTAAAATTCTAAGGTTAAGGGTGTTGGTTGTATTAATTGTAGACACTGCCAAAGTGCCCGATGACATACCCGTGGTTGTACTGCCACTCGTAGCAGTTGCGAAATTTGCATTCGCAAAAACAGCAGCTCTCGCTGTTGCTTTACTTGTCCACGTAGCATCCGTTGCAATCGAAAAAATTTGCATCGGATCATCAGCTACAAAGGCTCTTACAGGGTGGTTGCTATCGGCACCCGATCCGGGCCAATGCATCGACCATGTAGGTTTTCCAGTGGTGCTGGAGACATACCGACAACCCATGAAAGCGCCCAAAAGTCCTACTGTAC